CAACAAATGGTTCAGACTGCAAAAGCAAATCGTGCTCCACGTAAACGCAAAGAAGTTTCTCCAACTAAACAAGTTTCAAAGATGAAGTACCTCAAAGAGTTCGCTGAATTAAATTTGAAATCTGTTAATCCAACAGGTATAATTGGTTCTAGTGAGGTATGGTTCTATAACACTAAGTATCGTCGTGTTGGTGTTTACAGAGCAGAGAATGGTACTGTTTCTGTTAAAGGAACTACTATCATTGGCTTTGATATTAAAGAATCTAAAGCGTTTACACTACGTAAACCAGAGGAATTCTTTAAGGGACTTGCTATGGGTAAACGTGCTTTGACTAATGCTTTAAAAACTCTTAAGACTAAACCTTCTCAACCAAATGGACGTATCAATGAGGAAACTATTATCCTCGGAGTATTTTAATGGAATTTAAGTATATAGAAGACGGTATTGATGCAGTTGTTATCGATAACTTCTATACTGAAGAACAACTCAAAGAAATTATGCTTGAGTTAAAGTGGTTAACCAAACCATCAGTAATGGAAAACGAAACTAAATTAAAAGCAGCAGAAACTAATGGACAAATTTTAACTTCAAAGCATGGTGTATTCCTAGAAGATGTGTTTAAGAACTGGAAACATTCTGCGTTAATATCGCATGGTATGAAACAAACTGGTCAAGAAGAATTTAAAAACAAATTACTAGAATATAATACAATGTTCAAGAGTTTATTTGACTGTAATTCTAGATGTCATTTAGTTTCTTACTATGAAAATGCTCAATATTATAAACCACATAAAGATGCGTTTTTCTTTACTATATTAAATTATTTTTTTACTGAACCAAAACAATTTGAAGGTGGAGAGTTAGTAGTATATTCATGTAATTCAAATAAAGAAGCTACCATTGAACCAAAACACAATAGAACTGTAGTAATATTATCTTCTACTATGCATCAAGCAAAAGAAATTAAATCTAAACTTGACCAGACACTTTCTGGTCATGGTAGATATTGTAATGCTATGTTTTTATCCATAACTGATCCGAGACAAACTAATGATTCTAATTGATTATTCACAGGTAGCCCTTGCTGCCATTTTGACATTTCAACGTGAGTTGAAAGGTACTGAGTCTGAGGTAAAAAACCTTATTCGCCATGTAACTTTATCTACGATTAAATCATATAAGAAAAAATATGGTAAAGAATATGGAGAGATAGTTATCTGTTGTGATGGTCGTAAATACTGGCGTAAAGAATTCTTTGAGTATTATAAAGGAATGCGGAAAGCCAATCGAGATAAATCAGATCTTGATTGGAGTTTAATCTTTGATACTCTATCAGAGATGCGTACTGACATTGCTAAATATTTCCCATATAAAGTTTTACATATTGATCGAGCAGAAGCTGATGATATTATTGCAGTTATGACGAAGTATGCTCAAGATAATCTATTGATTCAGCAAGGATTGGTAGAAGAACCACAAAAGATTTTAATCCTATCATCGGATAAAGATTTTAAACAGTTGCAGTTATACCCAACTGTTAAACAGTGGTCACCGATGCAGAAGAAATATATTACTGCGACTAAGAAAGAAATTATTGAGCATAAAATTGAGCATATTGTCAAGGGTGACGCTGGTGATGGAGTGCCAAACATTCTAAGTAAGGATGATGTATTTATGAATGGTGAACGCCAGAAACCTATGAGCGCAAAACGTCTTCAAGAATTCTTTGAGAATGGTTTTATTGCTTGTAAAAATGATGAGGAGCGTCGCAACTGGCACCGCAATGCTACCCTAGTTGATTTTGATTTTATCCCTGATGATGTTCAGAAAACCATTATTGATTCATACCTAAATAATAAACCGACAGGCGATAAGATGGCTATTATGAATTATCTGATTGAGCACAAATGTCGTTTATTGTTAGATGAACTAGAGGATTTTTAATATGCGTAAATATGTAACCCAAATGCTTGAGGAAATTCAAGCAGATCCAAAGAAAATTGAATCATATAAAGGTGACGCTGTTCTTAAATTAATTTTTGAATATGCATTCATTGAAGATAAGAAAATGATTCTTCCTGAAGGTACACCACCATTTAAACCTGCAGCAGAGCCATTGGGTATGACCCCAACTAATCTGTTCAGTGAAATGCGTAGATTATATGTTTTCTGCCGAGCAGATTTGACAAAATTGAAACGTGAGAGTTTGTTTATCTCTATGCTTGAAGGTTGTCATCCTACAGAAACAGAAGTCTTGATTGCAGTCAAAGACCAGACACTACATAAAAAATATCCAAAGATCACACGAAAATTGGTAACTGATGCTGGGTTTATTCCACCAGTTGAGAAGAAAGCCAAAGAAAGTGCGACATCTTGAAGACGAAGACAGAGACTTTATTTTATTCCTTCTAAGTTTGGAAGAGGATGAGTTCAAAATGATACTCAACTCTATGACTGAACCTGAAGCCATGATAGTATTAAACAATATTCAATTAGCAAGAGAAGAATTGTTTGATGATATGATGGAGAAAGAAGGAATGAAAGCAGCAACCGAAGTTATTAACAAAATCAAAAACCTTTAATTATGGAGTTTATATTATGCCCAATTGGTGTGACAATACATTAACAATTACCCATCCAGATAAATCAAAACTTGATGCCATTGACGCTGTACTAAGCGACAAAGCTGGCGATCAAGGATTATTCAATTGTATTCTTCCAAACCCAAGTGGTGAATGGGATTACGAATGGTCAGTTAATAATTGGGGAACCAAATGGGATGCTTCAATCCATGATTGGGAACGACAAGATGATAACACTATTTGGGTATCATTTGATTCTGCATGGTCGCCACCACTGGCTCTCTATGAATTCATGGAAGAAAATGGATATACAGTAGAAGCAATGTACTGGGAACCTGGAATGGGTTTCTGTGGACGCTTTGCCGATGGTTATGATGATTTCTATGAATATGATATTACAGATCGCGATTCTCTAGAAAATCTACCTGATGAACTTCTTGACTTCACTGACTTACTTAATCGCCATGATGATTGGTTGGCGGAAGAAGAGATGGAGCGTGAACAAGCAGAATATGAAGAAACAGTTACTGACTGGTATCCTGTTGAACAGAATCCACACTACGTTGGCTTCTATGAAACCAAAGAAGAAGGTAGTTGGCCATTTTATAAATTTGCTCACTGGAATGGTAAGAAATGGACTGTTGATGGTAAGAAACCAAAATTTAAAATTGCTGCATGGCGTGGTCTTAATGAAGACCCATCAATTCTTACTAATGAGAATGTTGATGATATGCTAGAAAATATGATGAAAGATATGGGGTTCGAGAGGGCATGATGTTTTGGTTTAAGAGAAAAACAATTATAGTTGATTGCTTTACAATACATAGAAGTGTTTATGAATTGTATAAAATTCGACCAGCTATAAAATATTTTCCAGATGAAACAAAAACAATGCCGAATTTCTATGATCAAATAGACGATTCAACAAAGATAAAATATCAATCTGGTACAATAAGAAAATGTATTGGATTAATAAACTTGTATAAACATGGGTTTATTATGCCTATGTGGACAGATTTTCTTTCTGAACCAAAAACAGCAGCTGAACATAAAAATGCGGTAGCTATGGTAGGATTACCATTTCAATATCAAATACATTCTAGAGACCAGTTTGGTAATATATTTGAAAAATATATTCATGTAAAATTAGAAGGTCCATGGCGATTACGAGAAAAAACTGGGGTTCAATTTCTTTGGAATGCGCCAGTTTGGAATCTACATAAGCACACAAATAATTTTACTGTTGTGCCTGGAAGTGTATCATATGATTATCAGTCACAGACCAACGTAAATATTTTTATCAATAAAGATATTGATAAATTTATTATTGAATCTGGTACACCTTTAGTGCATATGGTTCCAATAACAGATAATAAAGTTGAGTTAAGACATCACCTAGTTGATCAAACAGAATTTTCTAAAATTGGCATTCCTGATGAGTATGATATGATTAGACCAGAGAGATATACTCGTTATATAAAAGAGTATACTGAGAATAATCCAAAACCTAAATGCCCATTCGGATTCGGAAAATGATAATTGATAATTTCTTAGATGATATTGACTATAAAATAGTAAAAGAATATATTCTTGGACCAAAACCACATTGGTATTTTGGTCAAAATGTTTCTCTGGGACATGAAGATCATGGTATTACCGATACAATGGCAAAGGATACATGGGGGTTTAATAGAGATATATTTAATTCCGAAATAGAATATGGTGATTCTGAAGCATTGGGTTTTATGGTCCCAGTAATGAAAAGAATCGTTGATCTTAATGGACCAGAAACTAAATTCAAAAGAATCAGGCTTGGGATGAAATGTTTTAAGCATGGTTTTGTTGATGGTAATTATAATTTACCTCATATTGATTATCACTTTCCTCATAAAACTTTAATTTTGTATATGAATAAGACTGATGGTGATACATTTGTATTCAATCAATATTATACTGGTATCGATCATAAGTTATTTACTATCAAAGAAAGAATTACTCCTGTTGAGAATCGTGCTGTTATTCTAGATGGTTATCAATACCATACTGCAAGTAATCCAATTAATCATGATACCAGAGTAATCATTAATATTAATTACATATGAACTTAATAGAATTGTTCCCAACAGTAATAGCTACATTTGATAATCCAAATAAGCAACAAATAAAAAATATTTTTTTAAAAGAATATGGTCATCTACAAATACAAGATATTGGTGAACATAATGGTCAAAATAATATTCATAAAAATGAAAATTTAAAAGAATTATTTGATTTTATTATAGGATCTATGTCCAATTATCTAACATCTTTAGAAATTGATGTGGGTAATTTTCATTTTGTTCTTGCTAAGAGTTGGATATCATATGTTAATTCTGAGGTAGCGGTTCCATTACACAATCATGGAGAACATCATTTATCATTTACATACTATGTTGATGTTCCAGATAAATCAATGAATTATATTTGTTTTAATGACAGTAGAAATAATATTAATGAACCATTCTATAATGCGTTTAATACAATAGATGGAATTAAACCACACTGCATGAAAGAGAATGCATATAATAGTAGAACATATAAACTCTCTATTACAGAGGGATCCTTATGTGTATTTCCATCAAGATTAAATCACTGGACATTTAATTCAGATATTCAAAGAAAATGTATTGCGGGTGATATTTTACTTATACAGAAAACTACAACTAATAAAAATCCTTGGGGAATATACCCTCAAGAAAATTGGAAATATTATGAAACAAAAATGGATTGAAGCATTTATGGATACCGCTGAGAGGTTCGCTCAGCTTTCTAGTGCACAACGATTGCATGTTGGTGCAGTTGTGGTTAAAGATAATCGTATTATCTCTATTGGTTATAATGGGATGCCATCTGGTTGGACTAATGAGTGTGAAACTAAGATCTATTGTGATGATGGAGATTGGAGAGAACAAACAGACAAACTCCACGATGAGTGGATAACATATAAACTGAAAACGAAAGACGAGGTTATACATGCTGAAGCGAATGCTATACTCAAGTTGGCTCGTGATGGGGAGAGCGGAAATGGCAGTAGTCTATTTTGCACTCATGCTCCTTGCATACACTGCGCTAAATTAATTCATGGAGCAGGTATAACTAAAGTTTACTATCGAGAATCATATCGTGATACTCTCGGTTTGGATTTCTTACAGAAATGCAATATTGAAGTCAAAAAGACTTGACTTTAATTAATAAATAGAGTATAATAGGTCTAACAATAGGAATTGATGCTATGAAAAAGATCGCTCTAAGTTTAATATTTCTTGCATTTGCAGGTAGCGCCAGTGCTCATGGATACTATCGAGGTGGTGGGTATTGGGTTGCTCCAGCAATCGTTGGTGGGATCGTAGGTTATGAACTTGGTCGCCCACGTTACGTGTATGAAACACCACCAGTAGTAATTCAACAACCAGTTATTGTTCAACAACCACAAGTGATTTATCAACAACAACCAGTGCAAGTTTGTGAACAAAAAACATTTCAACAACAAAATGGTCAAATAGTTTCTGGTAACTTCTGTTATCTGAAATAATTTTCCTATATATTATATAACCCTACGAAATGTAAGGTTATTAAAATTTCGCTTTACTTTAATCAAAAACTGTAGTATAATCAATCTATGAAATCGTTAAACATATCCAGACAGCTTAATAAGCATCTACCACTCTTAAG